CAGGTGTATCACAATCAGCTTTATTAATTCTTGCAAGAGAAACAACGGATGCTACTGCTACTGCTCTTACTTCTACCTCAGCAGCCGCCAGCACAATAAACCAAGTAATACTACCTAATAACTCTGCTTACTTTTTTAGAGGTGAAGTTATCTCAGGAAAGACTGCTGGTGGAGATACTAAAGGCTGGACTATTGAAGGTGTAATTAAACGAGGTGCTAACGCTGCGGCTACTACCCTTGTTGGAGTTACAGTATTGTCTACCCACGCTGATGCAGGCGCAGCTACTTGGGCTATTGCAGTAACAGCCGATACGACCAATGGTGGAATACGAGTTACCTTTACAGGGCAAGCGGCAACGACTATTCGTACTGTTTGCCAAATCCGCACAACAGAAATGACTTTCTAAGGAGATTTACATGGCACTAAAACTAGCAGTAGAAACCCAATTTGGCGTACCAGCCCCCGAAGCCTACGCACGAATTACGAACTTCTTTGGTACAAAAGACCAAATCCAAGTTCAAGTTGCAATCTATTACAACGAAGATGCTAGACAAGGCAACATGGCTACCGTCAAAGAGAACGCACATTACATCGCTATGGAAGACCTTAAAGGTGATTTAATCCCTGCAATCTACGCAGTATTAAAGACTTTTAGCGATTATGCTGGCGCAGAGGACTGCTAGTGGCATATATGACAGTTTAGAGCAGTTTTTATAAACTAATAAAAAACACTTGACTTTTTACCAAAAGTGTGGTATAATATTTACAGTGTATCACAATTAATCTCCAAAGTCAAGGAAAAAGATTAAAATGAATAGAGAATTACAGGATTATTACGAGAATCGCTTTGCTATGATGGCTACCAAGGGTTGGCAAGACCTGGTTGATGACATTATAACAATGGTTGAAGCTACAGACCGCTTAGGCGGTATAGAAACCGAACAACAACTCCACTTCAAGAAGGGCGAACTGTCCATTATGAACTGGATCAAGACTTTAAGAGAGTCTAGTACAGAAGTTTATGAGCAGCTCCTAGTAGAGGATGATGATGCCTAGACGAATGTACGACTTTGAATGTAAAGATTCGCATATCACTGAATCCTTTGTAGATGTTGAGACAAAACAAGTTCAGTGTAGCGTATGTGACGGGACTGCTACCCGTATCATCTCCCCAACGACAATCTATTTAGATCCAGTCAGTGGCGACCACCCTTCAGCAACATCGAAGTGGGCTAGACAGAGAGCTGAGAAGCTGGCTGTGGAGAGGAAAACAAATGCAAATCACGGCTCATAAGTGAACTCTTGATCACCGAGCTATTTTTAATTATCCTAAAATCGCATTGCGACAGGAGTATATATGGCTGCTAATTTTATCGAACTGCAAGAAGAAGTATCTAACGAAGACTTAACCGACTTAAATCAACAAGGAAGTTCAATCCCAGACGCTGAAGCCACTAGCTCAGCACAACCTGAAGAGATTGCTAACGAAGTTGAAATGCCTGAGAAGTATAAGAATAAATCTCTTGATGAGATTGTTCGTATGCACCAAGAAGCTGAAAAGCTTATCGGTCGTCAAGCACAAGAAGTAGGTGAAGTACGCAAGTTAGCTGATTCTCTTCTAAAGCAACAACTCGAAACCAAGCACGACAGGCAGCCTGAACCAGCACAAGAGATTGATTGGTTTGATGATCCCCAAAAGGCAATCAACCAGGCACTAGAGTCTAATCCAGTTCTACGACAGCTACAAGAGCAACAAGCAGTACAAGCTCAACGAGCAGCCTTAGATTCAATTGAAAAGACTCATCCTGATTTTGTAAGTGTAGCACAGTCTGAAGACTTTCAACAATGGGTTGCAGGTTCTAAGGTAAGGCAGCGTCTTTACAATGATGCTAATAACTATGATGTTGATTCAGCTTTAGAACTACTAGACAACTACAAGTCGTTGCGTGGTTTAAAGCAGCAAAAAGAGGAAACCTCTAAAGCTGCAGATGAAGCACTGAAGAAGACAGATAGTGAAGGTCGAAGTAAAGCATTGAAAGCTGCAGCAGTACAGCAAGGTGGTACAGGGGAAACAGGAAAACCAGTATATCGTCGTGCAGACTTAATTCGCTTAAGAATGCAAGATCCGAATCGATACGAGAGTATGGCAGATGAGATTCTCAATGCCTACGCAGAAGGACGAGTTCGGTAACTTTATTTTATAATTTTATTTAGGAGCATTAAAAATGGCAACAGCAGCATACCCAGGTGGATCGGGATCGATCGTAGCAAAAACGCAAGCAGATAAGTTTATTCCAGAAATTTGGAGTGACGAAGTAGTTGCTGCTTATAAGAAAAACTTGGTTCTCGCAAACCTCGTAAACAAGATGACCATGAAGGGCAAGAAAGGTGACACGCTTCACATTCCTAAGCCAACTCGTGGTGTAGCAACTGCTAAGGCAGCTAACACAGCAGTAACAATCCAAGCTGATACCGAGACTGAAGTTCTGGTTTCTGTAGACCAGCACTTTGAGTACTCACGTTTCATTGAGGACATCGTTGAAGTTCAAGCTCTTGCATCACTCCGTCGCTTCTACACAGAAGATGCTGGCTATGCATTGGCTAAGAAGATTGACGACACCTTGTTCCAATTAGGTAAGTCTTTCGGTAACGGTGATGCTTCTGACTGGACACACAGCACCAGCTATTACATTGACACTTCTACTGGTCTCACAGCTTACGCTGAAGATACTGTAGTTGCTGCTGACGTGTTCACTGACGCTGGCTTCCGTGCCTTGATCAAGCTCATGGACGATGCTGATACCCCAATGGATGGTCGTTTCTTCGCAGTTCCTCCATCACTTCGTGCTGCTATCATGGGCATCGATCGCTACAATTCTAGCGACTTTGTTGATGGTCGTGGTGTTCAGAACGGCATGATTGGTCAGCTGTATGGTATCGATATCTATGTATCGAGCAACTGCCCAATTATCGAAACTGATGCTAACAACAGCGTTGGTGGCGATGTTAAAGCAGCTATCTTGGCTCACCGTGATACAATGGTGTTGGCTGAGCAGATGGGTGTTCGTTCACAGACTCAGTACAAGCAAGAGTACCTCTCGACTCTGTATACTGCCGACACGCTGTACGGTGTTAAAGTATTACGTCCAGAGACTGGCTTTGTATTAGCAGTTAACGGCTAAGTAGTAAGTAATCAGGATAGCCTCTTCGGAGGCTGTCTTGTTTTAGTGTATTCCAAGAGTGCATTAAAACAAGTCAAGGAGAATAAATGTCAATCTATCGTGGAGCAGGTGGCGCAGGAGACGCTGTTAATGACTCGTCAAGCGAAGCATCCTTAGTTCAACAACTTGCAATAGAAGCTCAGTCTTCCGCAACCGCTGCTGCTTCTTCTGCCTCTGCTGCTTCAGGTTCAGCTAGTTCTGCTTCTACTTCTGCTACTAACGCTGCTGCTTCTGCAGCTTCAATAAATCTTTCTAGTATTGCTATTACTGGTGGCTCAATAAACAACACCTCTATCGGTGCATCTACAGCATCTACAGGTGCGTTCTCTACATTAGCCTACACAGGTACACTCACAGGTGGTACTGGTGTAGTTAATCTAGGTTCAGGACAGTTTTATAAAGCTGCGGGTGGAAATATTGGGTTAGGTACTTCTAGCCCAACATACGGAACTTTAGAAGTTGCACAAGGAAGTGCTGGGAGTGTTTCTGTAATTAACAATACTGCTGGTGCTTGGGCATTCAGAAAAGTTCGTTCTGATGGTTCAAGTGGAATGGGTATTTATGACGCAACAGGTTTTGGTGTGCCAGCCATTTATGCCAATGGCGCAGAAGCGATGCGTATTGATAGCGCAGGTAATGTCGGTATTGGTATTGCTAGTCCAGCTACAAAACTTCAGGTTGCTGGAACTACAAAAATAGGCGTTACTGGCACAAACGGAGTATTGCAACTTGCTCGTACATCCGATGGTGCAACAATTTCAAGTTTTAAAACTGATGGAACAAGTGGGATTATTGACTCGGCTACTTCTACAACTTTTGAAATTAATACGGCAGAAA